GTGAAATAGGGCGGTTACGAGCTCCCCCCCCGATCTGAGATCGAGATTGCTCGGCCGATTGCAACGTGTTCTCCACGGCGGCAAGGATGCAGGGCCCACTGTTCCTGCAAACGTCTACTCGGAGGAATCCAATTCATCTCAACAAGTAAAACCACTATCGGTACAAGGTCCAAACCCCTGTTTATACCAGCACACTAGCTGGATTTTCAACCTAAGACACACCACCCACCACGTGGAGGAGGCCGCTCGGATATTCAGCCTCTTTTAACGTGTCCTTCCTCGGAATCGACCTTACGACGTCGTCTCGCGCGCTCCTGGTAACTAGTCACATTTCACCGGATTATTTATACCGGCCCTTAGCGCATTCAGCTATTGTAATCCCAACCATTTCTTTCGCAGTGTCGGTCCGAAAGGTAAACATAGGTATTCTACCCGTTTCCAATCAATCAACGATACACTGCACTCGGATGTTTGTTCTCGTGCCCGCGGGCACCCTTAGGCATAGCCCCACATGCAGAACGACCATCTAACGTCTGCATGCCACGGGTAGGGAAGCACTGGTTCGGTTTAAGGGCATGAACTGGCCCCCGATAACCAACCAACAATCACCACCACTCTCAGGTGGCACCACAAGGGTGATGTTGGTCGCGCAGATGCACTCTTAACGCATCCTAAAAAGTTCCTGGGATCCACACAACATACAATGCCCAATCAGCAATTGATATGTTTCCCGAGGAGTTAAATGACACACTCACTGTTGGTGTGGAACTCACGGTTGCTACCGCCGCTCCGCCCAAATAGGACGGACCAGGAATGGCACCCAATGGATTATAGGGTGTGCTGTTCATACTGCAACCTGAAACAGCACCAATTGTGCAAATATAATTTTGCGTGAATCCAGTTATCTCTTGCACGGAATAACTGATTAACAATTGGCCAGAAGAAATTCCAGGAAAAGAAATCTGATTTCCTGAAATAGAGTAGGCAAGGGTTGAATTGCCAGAAACATTTGCATTTTGAAACGGGTTTGTGTCCCCGTTAGCAACGCTGCTCCCATTCAAATAAAGGGTACTCATTTGACTCACCGGTGGGTTGGGAGGTGGTGGCACTGACCCACCCTCTCACAACAAAGTCACCCGCAACCAAGCATTGTTGGTCGCAGACCCACTAGCATACGTATCATATGCAGCGAGCCCAATCACAGCACTTCCTGCAACTGAGGTGTTCAACACGAACGAGTTGATACTCAAAGTTCGCGGCTGTAAAGAATACGTTGACCCACTTCCAGCAGTGCTAGTTGTAGCATTCGTCTGGAGGTAATTAGTCAGCGTAGAGCTCTGCACCAAACTCAAACCGAGTGCAGATGGGGCCGCAGCAGACCCCACACACGTGTTACCTGCTTCAATCAAGTAGGTACCCGCGGGCAATGTGACCAGACCCGTTGAAGCAAAGGTCGCTCCAATGGAATTCTGCACAACCACAGGATTGGTTGCTGATGCAAAACACAATCCTGCCACTGTCGTGGCGGCAGCAGTCTCTCCGGCTAGTGCGGAGGTAAGTAACAACTGCGAACCGGGTTGGCCAAGTGCGCCACCTGAGCTTTCAAGCACCGGCTTGCTCAGGCGGACTCGATAGCGCACATGGAGTTCACCAATGTTTGTCGTATTCGTTTGGCCCTGAGTACTAACAAACAAATTTCCGCTATCATAAGTCTTGATATCGGTGTTCACCGGTTGTGCTCCCGGACGAACATACTTGCCAAGATTACGCTTCATTTGGGCACAATCCATCACAAGCCGAATTAGCTTGGTGGAAGGAAGCGCTGGGGTGGTGTGAGGGTCCGTATCCTCTACACGCTGCTTCGTAGCAGGTGGAGCATCGGAAGAATCGTAATCAGCAGACAGGAGCACAACGCCAGTCTGACCCTGCGTGGCGTACTGAGACACCTCCGCAGTGTAGTAGAATTCCAAATACTCGAACTCATACTCCTCATACAATGCAGCAATCTGGCTGCCCCAGGGAAAAGTGGCAGCCTGACCAGGATTGATTGCATATTGCGTGGTCGCAAAAGCAACTGAGCCATTGACTTCACCAATGTACTCGTCCTCCTCCAAAACCTGTCCACGCCGGGATGTTGATCGGGTGGTAACAGTATCACCGCCCCTGCCAATCTGTTGGCCGGGCATTCCACGCGGACGACGCATAGCATTCGGTCCGTGCGGATTGGCTCCTCGCATCCTCCGTTGGCGACGGGGAGCTCTGGGAGCCATTCCAAGTGCTCTTTTCAGCTTCGCGGTTGCGCGAGCTAAGGAGGCACCTCTTTGGTTGGCATTTTGCGTTGCCTTACGCTGAATTCGTTTTAACATCGACATGGCGGCATCAACGAAACCTACTCACAACTACGCATACCGTCACAAGGCAGTCACGTCAGGTGGTCAATTGCTCCACGATTGCACTCTCAAGAGGGATTACCTACGATGGAGCGCTAACCACAGTCATGAACACGTGAGGCCTGTTACACATCCCTACTTTTAATAATCGGGGGGTGACGAGGGACTATGCTTTCGTTTCGACAGTCAGTCACAACTTTATACTAGCTGCAGAGTGAACTCTCCCAATGCGTTAACGACAACTAACATCGGGCTTGGCTCGGTTATAAATGGCATGAGCTGGCTCGCCTTGGGTCTATCTCCCTGTGGCAACCACATAGCATGGTTGTTGGTCCAAACCCAGTAATAAATACTGGGAGGTGATACGGCACTTTCCTCGAATCTTTATTCGATACGCCCTTTTAATTTGGATTACCTATTCTTGTGCGGATTAGGTTGCACTCGGGGTTGTAAAACCACCAAATACAAGCTGGGGCCCTGACGTGTCACGGTCAATCAATTGGGTCGAGAGTGGGGAGTTTAAAACATCACCCAACTTCAAAGTTGCCAGTTCTCGATCCCATTGTTTTTGCTGGGTGGGTCCCCATTGGTACTGCACATACAACGCATGGTCCACATCATCAGTGGAATCCAGGAATTCATTGAGACGAGCCTTATGTGCCTCGCGGAGTTGCCATTCTGATAAAAACTCCGGTGTTACCCCTTCTGTGAGATGTAACACTCGATCAACAATGCTTTTAAGAGGTGGAATAAAATTCACTTGCTTTTGCAAACCCAATGCAATACCTCTCATCAACCCTTCCCGTGTGCACTTTGGGGGGTTGACTACATAGCCAAACTTGGCCAAAACTTTTCCTGGTTTGGGCCCATAGCAATAGCCCTTGTTTGTACAGTAGAAACGGCCTGAACAAAATTCGACTTCATCCAGAGATTTCCGAGGAATTCCTTCACTCTTGAAGCCTAGCCGTCGCATCTCCTGCACCCAATCAATTTTCACTTGTCGACGATGCATTAACAAATTATCATCTCCTTGGACCAACATCTTTACAACAAGTAGTGCCTGATCAACCAGCACTTTGCACACATCACAATAAATGAACAAATGTAGCAACGCATTATGGACAGAATTAAAAAGAGATGTGAATGGATCACCACTCTTACGGGTCCCTTCAACACGATACCTCCAACCATGCATTGTTATTCCATGTGTGTCAAGATTAGCAATCATGAGATCAATGACTGCTCTGGGTGCACCAAATTTTTCGCACAACCACACCTCTAGCTCACACAACTGTTTTCGGAGTGAGGTGTCCCAGGCGCTGACATCATCTTCAAGGTACTTCCACCCTGGCAAATCGGCGTATTCACCAATTTCAAGCGCACTGAGGCCGCTGGTAAAACACAGCGGACTGTTTCTTCCCCAGAGTTTTTTCAAACGTATTTGCAAGGCCGCAATCCAAGGCCCCACCAAAACAATGAACTCTGGGGGCGCGCCCTGTATTAAACGAGGCGCTTTTTTCTTCAAACCCAACTCAGTCTGATATAAATTATTCTCCACTTTCACAAAGGATTTTCGCTTAGTCCAGCGATGGAGTTGGATTTCGGTTAACCGCGAATGCTGATCAATACCTTCTCGGCGCAACTCAGCTTTTGTCTCTCGCAGTATTTTCTTCACACTCGGGGATGCATTTGAGCCTCTCAAATAGGCCTCAAAAGTTAAGGGTTTGACTTTGTGAATATTTCGAAACAACTTTCGGTAATTGCCTTTCACAAACCCACAGTAATCGTCCAACCGTTTGAATCGAGCTCGTTTGCACCGACGATACTCTCTGCACTTTCGTGCACGATTACACCCGCAGTAGAAGCCTTCTGGAACTGGCGTTTCTGCCAACACACGCGCATCCAATGCTTGCTTTTCATTGTGCAAGTTAGACGCATACACAACAGGTTTATAACCGCATGTGTCGAAGGCGAGTTGTGCGACCTGACCAGGGCACGCATCATCTTCCTTCTTCCTCAACCTGTCTTCTGGTGGCTTAAATCCAATCCGAGCTGTTGGTTTCAGCTCTTTAGGGGGCTCACACTCAGAGTTAATCAAATTGTGACACTTGACAGGGGGTCCAGATAGAACTTTGGCCAAACACATGCTGGATGGCGACTTAAACAGTGTCAATGCCATCTGGTGACCAAATAGTCGGAGAATTCGAAAATACAAACGCAAACAGTTGACAACAAATCCCAAGTTGTTGATCAAACTGGCATTCATCATTTGCCTCATTGTAACAAAAGCCCAAAACGAATTCCACAGCATGTGTAGAAGAATACCAATCCATATATTTTGTGATGCCATATAATAATGCAGTTGAGCGACAATCAGCCTGAGTGGAATGGCCTTGGGGCCATATTTCAACACATACATCACAAACTCCCACCAAATGAAAATATGTCGGACGGTGGGTGAGGATCTCTTCAAAAATTCCTCATAAATTGGGGCTAACAAACACCCATGGATGGTGGAAAAGTGGGCCCAACACGTATAAACGAGGCCCACCTTATTGGAACAAGCAGTTTGAAAATACTCAATAATCTTTAACAGCCACTTGGGCTTCTCATTCAACTGCACATAATCATTTGTCACGACTCTCCCAACCTGTTGCTGAAGCTCCCACGAGTCACGATACGCAATGACAGGTGCATAGTAAAGAGCATCGGTGTACTCATGAGATGTGAGTACAAGTTCGCTGCATAACTTTCGGCAGCGAATCACAGACAGGTTGAACTCCTTGAGATCCGCATCTCGACGGCGGTTCACCCAAAAAGCTTTCAACTCATTAACTAGAGTTGAGGGCAGTCGCACTCGCACCTTAGACTGTGCTACGTGCCGCCCATAATGCTCAGCGTAAATATTTCCCGCTGAGGATAAGGTCGTGTCATTCCAAATTCCAAGGAAAGTGAGGTAATCAAAATCATATTCGACAAAGTCTACGGCAATACTACGCAAGTCTCGGTTGTCGATCAATTGATCACTTGGTGGAGATTCCAAGCGGGGCTCCTTTTCCACTAATTGTGGTCGAAGGCCGTGAATATAATAACGGCCTGGTCTTTCAAGTTCCGACCAATCCTCCTCACCTCCAATATCAAATAGCTCCTGCGGTTCTTCAGGAGCAAAGACCTTCACTGATGTCTTCTCAGCCACCTCTGGCATGGTGGGTGGCAATTCAGCCACTGTGCTAACCTTCGGCTCAGGCTCAGCCTTAGCAACACAAAATTTCGGGAGAAGTGAACCATTGACCGTCACCCCTGATACCATCTTAGCAATCTGTTGTCCCTGATGCTTAGCAGCCTTCTTACGGCGATGCTCAACTTCACGGCGCTGTTCAGCGCGCCCAACAGGTCGCCCCCACTTGCACTTTACAAGTGGGGGTGATAGCTCTCTCCCCCCCTGCTCGTTTTCGAGTGTCGCAAACTTATTGCGGCAATCAACAGGGTGGCGCTTCGGAGGTTGAGAGACCCTCCGTTGCAAATTAAAAGCCAACAAGCGTGCAGTGTTATGTGCAATGCGCTCGTCGGTAAGAATCACACCTTGAGTATCCATAATTTCAAGGGAATTCTTGCTGGTTATTGTGGTGTTGGTGTCCTGGCTCGAGCCTTGATCGGGCACCTTACTCTCCTCCACTTCACAGCTTATCAGGGGGGGCAAGTGGGGTGGATTTACGCTATTCGCGACCACCTCCACAGCCTCCTCTCTTCCAGGCTCACTCCGGATTTTTAAATTCGGGGTTTCACCGCGTCTGCCATCCAAAAACAGTTCTTGACTACTTTCAGTCATTGCGAGTGAGCGTCAGCCTACCTACATAGGCCCAAAATCCAAAATGGTGCAATTGCTCACACCTCCCACGCCACAATCCTTCTTCGGTGGATTACATGGCTGGGTGACCATCTCTGGCCAGTGGGTCACTCATTGCGATGGCACCAGGGATCTGAGGTACTTGAGCGCGCGTTTCTCGATGACTCCGCTCTCACTCATTGTTGCCTGGGTGCTGAGGTACTTCCCACATGATCTGTACTGTTAGTTAGACAGACCAGTCCCCCGAACACTGTATGGACAGTCGGGATCCAGCCAGCCCTGAAACGACAGGGTTAATGTGAGATGGAATTGCCAACAACCAAACTCACAAAGGCTCGAAAGAAAAAACTCGAAGCAACTTCCGACTCACGCCAACCGCTTCGCTCTCGGCGCTGCCGTCCGTTCAACCGTTGACTTGCGTCACCGGTCAACCGTCCGGCCCTGCCTTTGAACCCAACCGTCGACGTACTG